TATGCATCTGCATGTTCTGGCTTTCCATATTGCTTATATGTGCGGAAGTGGAAAACAGGACATTCACCCCATGGATTAGGTACAGTTTCAATTAAAGCAAACTGATTACCGTTTCCAGCAGTCATATTCTCAATTTCTCCCATTCCTGCGTATTTTTCAATACGATCTGGGTAGTAAAGATTCAACTTAATTGTTTTGCGACCATCAAGCTCCGTATATTGCCACATCTTTGCAGCGAAGGACTTAATACGAGGGTTTTCTTGATCATAAATAACTACAGTTGTAAGTGGCGAATTGTAATCAATCGCCAAATTTCCATTTGCATCAGGCCAGACAATCGCATAGCAGTCTCCATAGACCAAAGCATTGCGATGAATCTCATTAATGTCCAATTTTAGGTCTGTTTGTTCCCAAATTTGGTCAATATATGCCTGTGCTTCTGTTGATGTTGTTAAAACTTGATTAATTTCAAGTCTATTTAGGACAGAATCAACAACAGTCTTGCTGAAATTGAATCTAAAATCCAAACTTGGATTCTTGAACAGTCTATACCATCTCTGGTCTAGAAATACTTCTGGCTGGTGGCCTTCGTAATACGATTCAGCGTGTTTGTAGCTGTCTCGTCGTGTCAAGATATGTTCCAAAGCTAATTTAATATCTGACATATTATCTCCTTAAATAATTAAATTGTCGTGCAAGCACTTTAGGTGCTTTATTGTCTAGGAAATACAGGATTCCTGAAACCACCGCATCTAGAACGTCATCATGTGCCACTTTTGGAAATGACCACATCTGCTCTTCTAGAACAGGAAAATGAGCGGTATGTCTAACGTTTCCCTGTTGATATTGATTCAAAGCCTTTCCTGCACGGACTTGCTTTGAAATTGTTTGTTTAATTGAACGGTATCTAATGGGAATATCCTTAAATACGTCTTTCCACAGATCGCCACCTTGGTTTGTTTCAACATATATAACTCCTGGGTCATAAATATCTACCAAACTAGCAATTCTCTCTGACAATTCTTGTGGAGATACTTTCAGCTGAAAAGCATCTCGTACATATACCTTATCATCCACTCTGGATAATACGGCTATGCCCGTAAAGTCAGAAATCTTATTTTTAGTTACTGCTGGATCAATAGAAATAATTGTATTTCCATATTCCTCTGCATCTTCTATAATTACATCTTCAAATACCCAGAAATTACCATCTAGGTTCACAGGTTTATTCATATAATTCTTAGCAAAGTCACGCAGGTGTCTTTGGCTTTGCAACCACTCTATAGGCCATTTCTCAGGCCATACAGAGCGTTCTGAGCCATCATTGGCGGTCATAATGGCTGGGTAGTAGTGAACATTGATTTGCTGGTCTGTAATCCACTGCAAATCGTTTTCTCGTTGGCCTTCTGCATATTTACGAAATTGATCCATCATAGAATTAGGCATGGTCGTTGTTCCTACAATAATCATTCTGGCATAAATATTCATAGGTGCAATATCGTCAAATACGGTCCTCATTTGTTGTCCCGCCTGATATTCAGAATAATTCTTCTCACCCTTTTCAATATCGTCTAAAATAATGAGGTCAGGGCGTTGTCCAAACACCTTTTTACCCAGTGAGTTTGTATCAATTCCGTTAGCGTCAAAAATAAAATCATTAGCCTGAACAATTCTCCAGGCATTATTAGCAAATGCCCTACCCGTAGTGCCTACAATTTTTGGAGAACACAATTGAGGGTAGTCCATCTTTAAATACTCGTTAGTATCCAGTTCATTCTTAAATGTAAGCAAGTGAGTCTCAGCCTGAGACGCAGCATCGCTAAATGCAGCAACAAATTTAATATGACCATGGGCGGCGGCCCATAGAGGTAGAATTAAAAAAATCCATGTAGATTTGCCACATTCTCTAGGTGCTATAAATGCATCTCTATGTTGTTTAGGAGTAGTTGGCTTATTAATCCATGTCTTTCCATATTCAGCTAATGCCCAGTGAAATTCTGACAAAGTAAGAACATCATCAGAGTTTTTTAAATGATGAGGTAGGTACATCAAAGCAAATAACATAGGATCGTATTTAGTTAGTTCTATACGGCCTTCAGAAATTGTGAGTAATTTAGGATCTATATCCTTTAAATACTCTTCTATCGTCATTTACACCCTTTTCCCTTTATATAAATCTTATTGTAGAAATTTATTTATAGTAGCAAAAATAAAAATAAATTAATTATTATATTTCTGCGTGGTCTATGTTACTCATAAGTAACTTATCTTTAATTGAATTGGATCTAGCTTTGGCTTCATTTAGCATATCTATGATTGCTAGATCTGAGCCATCTTTAGATCTATTCTCAGATATATTAGTAGACTTACCTTCAATTAGATTAATTGTTTGTATAGCCTTATGTAGAGCATTTGATAGTTTAGATATATCATCTGATGTTAAATTATCTTGATACAAGGATTCTACTGATCTATCTATAATTGCCTGCGCTGCTAATATCTTTTCTTTATCTGTATAGAATATATCTAATTGTTTAGCCATAACTGCAAGGCTATTTGCTGTAGGTAATTCTATATTTCTTTGTATGAAGAATTTCTTGGCTGTATGATATGATAATGGATATCCTAATGTTCTCATAGTAGGACCAATTCCCATTTCCGCCGCCATTTCTATAAATTCTGTTATTTGTTCATCTGTATATTTTGGATATGGCATATTTTACCCTTTCTGTCAATGGTCTCATATAGAGACATGTCCACATAATGAGACGCTTATACGTCCACATTGTGAGATTTTCCCATTATTTCGTATTACGACACACATATTTGCAAGGCTCCCTATAATAAATGTAAAAGTATTCCATTGTTTCATGTGAAACATACTTTAATAACCTTTACTCTTTTTTTTCTTCTTCTTTTTTTTCATGTTTATTCCTTTTCTTCATCTTAGATACAGCCTTGGCTCCTGCTGCATATCTTTCTCGTCTTATTCCATGCTTATTGATATCTATAATAGTCTTGAACTTTTGTGGTTCCGCCTTCATAGTATATCTCCTTCATATAGCTGATCAAGGAATTCTTTAAGGTTTCCGTTGGCAACTATTCCAAAATTAAAGTCTTGGGATTCCATATCATCATATATCTGTATTGTCATAGATAATATACCTGATGGATGATAATAAAGGTCTCTAGCGTAAGGATAAAGCTTTGTGCCACCGCCGTTTGATTGTGGGCTCATAAAGTCTCTCATATCCACTAGTTTGTACATCCTTGCATTATGCATTAATTATACACCTTTAGACATTAGAAAACCCCTGATCTTTTGTGGGGAGCACTGCGGATCAGGGGCCGATAGTTAACCTATCTTGGAGGTGAGAAGCAATGACAGTAGCTTCTTACATTTCTAATTATATTATTTCTTCCTTGTTATGTCAAGGTTTCGCATATCTTTCATACGAATAACTTCTGGATACCACCATCTTTTATTATTCTTAATTTGAGATTTCTCATAATAATCAAAGAATTTATCTATGGCTGCATCTAATTCTGATCCTGATAATTGGATAATATCGTCCATTTTGTGCCTCCGCCAAAATGATTTCTGCACATTATATTCTGATTTCTGTTTGCCTCGTTCTTCTAATGGATTTTGTTTTTTATATGGCTTATCTCGCTTACCTCGTTTACGGCTTAATGTGCCACTAAAATTCTCATATTTACCTACTGGCAAGGGCTTCTCGCTTTCTGGCATAATGCTTGCGTAAAGCCTCACGATTTTGTTTACGCTGGCATTCTTTGCATAGGTAGTGTTTCTTATCAAGACTTACTGAACGCCTCCCAAATTGGCTTATAGGCTTTTCTACGTGGCATTCTAGGCATCTCTTAGACTGTGGTTGTTCTATTGCTGGTGATTCTATTCTTTGACCACGCCAAGCAGCATAATAACTAGCCATGCAAGACTTGCATTTAGCTTGTCTGCCATCCTTGGATTTATTTGCAATATGGAATTCAATTATTGGCTTCTCAATAAAGCATTGGCTACACTTTTTCATATCTTTTATTCCAATCTCCGCTTAATTTACTTTTAAGTCTATGGCAATTTGCACAAAGGGTCTGTAAATTCCTAGCCCTGTTATCGCTAGAATTACCGTTCTTATGGTCTACATCTAATTGTACTAAATCTTCTGGGATAAATCCACATCTTTCACAATGATCTTTTTTAGACCTTCGCCCTACTCTATTACAAGTAGCACAGCGTGATTTATATCTTGGATTCCCAGCAGCGTCATAGCATTTTAATTGAACTAAATTGCCACAACCACATAATTTACGTACCATGCTTCCACCTGCATTCTTAGTCCTCATTACCATCCACCCATCCGATAATCTTCTTCTCTGGAAATAGGCTCTTCAAGAATTCCTGTGATTCCTGGGCTGTCTTGATTATTTCGTCTAGGCTTTTTATTGCTTCGTCCAGACTTTTTATTGCTTCCTCCAGCGGGGTGGCGGCGGCGATATCTTTCTTTATCATCAAAGGTCCTCCAATATTCCTCTTGATCTATATTATTATTTATAACAAGGGTTGCGTTAGCAACCTTTTCTTCATAGTTAACTTCATAGTTATATTCATTGTTAGTTACTCCCTCAGAGACTACCAACGTCTCAGTCTGAGACTGGGGTGGTATCACAGGGAGATATAGGTTAGAATTATTAAATCTACGGGTAGATACCAGGTATCCACGAGAGACTAGTTCATTCTTAGCCCTACAAATTGTTGCTTTTGATAGGCTTGTTCTTTGCTGTAATAATTCTATTGACGGAAATGAGGGGCTTGCTTCTTTCCAGTTATAATAGTAAGATATAGCTAGGCCAACAAGCTTTGCCTTATAGCTTAAATTGGAAGCAAATACTGCCTCCTGATATTCCCATGAATGCATGGCTACCTCCTAGATAGATAACCATTATATAATGGAAAAATTAAAATGTCAAATGTTATTTAGACAATAGGGTGTTTATCAAGGTATCTAATTTCTCGTCTATTTTATCCTGACGCTCAGAAAGCTTATCTATTTTATCTTTCATAGATGAGCCTGCATTAGGTATAAGTTCCTTTAAATATATCTTTACTAGCCTGCGTACCCTTAATTCCGCCGCTGCAATTAATCCAAGTAAAACTAATATTAGATTTAACGTATCCATTCTGAATCCAATCCTACTATTTTCCAATTGCCCGTTGCTACTGCTGCAGCTAATTCAAATGGGCCAGGTATTTCTGCTTGTCTTGCTATTAACTCCCCTTGTTGTTCTGCCGTTTCAATAATTATTTCAATTGCTTCTGGATGATTTGATCTTAATCTAACTATTTCATCACAAGTTATATCAAAACTAACTGGTCTATCATCATCTACTGTAACAATAAACCTACATCCAGAATAATCTAAATCTTCTACCAGCACCTGTTGCCCAGGATTACCAGGCATATCCTTTATGGACATTTGTATAAATTTTGTGCATTTGTCAGTAACATCAAATGAATAAATAGGCATTAGATATCACCAGCAATAAGTCTAGCTCTGTATCTATATCCCTCCACAGTTCCTATGCCAGAAAGCAAAGGGGCAGTTTGGTAGATTTCCCACACACCATTTTGATAAATTTGTGTGCCATTTCTATCTGTTATATTTTTTAAATATGCATTTATTTGCATTTTGGTTGCTGAATCAATTACCAAATCTCCTAATAAGTTTACTGATACAGATAACTTAACTTGAGCTGGAACTACATCATATTGCCTTGTAGTAACAGTACCATCTGCTGAGGTTACAAGAATATACTTGTATAAATCTGCTGAGTATGGATATTGTTTGGCAATTATTGGCTTCATTAGTTATGTCTCCATTTAGGAATGGTATTCCATTGAAATAACCGCCCTGTTTTGTATGAACGAGACTTGTTAAATGAAAGACCATTTGCAGCTAATACAGCTAGTGGTGCAATATATGGAGCATTCATTTTTGTGTCAAAGTTTTGAATAGATCCACCCAAGTTTACGGATGGCGTAGCAATTTGCTTATAAACAAGATCTTCGTTTTCAAGCATATATGCTGATTGATACGCAGTCATCTTATCTAATAAAATTAGATCTGCTGGGTTTTCAACGTCTATTTCGTCTTTGCCGATGTAAATTTCTATAATGCCCTGTGCCCTTTTAATTAGGTCAAGGGTAACTGTATAGCCAGTATATTCATTTACGCTATTTATAGTACTAAACATTTCTTATGACCTTTCCTAACTCACGGACACGAAGGGTGTGCGTTGTTGTGTAATCCAAGCGGTCAGAAGCTTTTAATTCAACCTGAAGAACATAGTCTCCACGCTTCTCAAATAAGCTCCTGTCTGTTGGGAATATAAATCGTAATTGGCCAAATGCTTTGGCATTTGAATCTAGTGTAGATCCAGATAGGCTAACCTCATTATTGTCTGGGTCTAACAAAATTGTTTTAATTGTTGTATAACCAGAGAGGTTAAAGTCTGCCCCTTCTTGGGTTTTAACTACAATAGATAGAGGCCTTGCTGGTATTTGACCAATCCAGTATTGACTAATCATTTGATTATGTCCTCTCTTAAGTATAGTATTGGATCCTCATGTAGAACATAGACAATTACTTGATCTAATGCCGTAGTTCTAGTCTGAGAATCTCTGTGTACTGCCGCCGCCGTCATAGGGGCTGCAGAAATTAATTTAGCAATTTGTGTCATTGCTGCAAAAGCCTGTAGTGGTAGGCTTAAATTGTTGATATCATTTCCTGCATATCCAACAGCAGGAATCTTTGTTGCGTTTGCAAACATTGGTTCAACATTTGTAACAAGTTCTTTTTGAACAGTAATTGTAGGTTGAACAAGTACTCCAGAAGCTGGCATCGCTGTGTGTGCTTGATTTTGCTCTACAGCAGCAACTCTGTCAGATAACCATCTTAAGCCACGAGTATTCATAGACAATACTTCAAACGATAATTGTGCAAACGTTCTTGCATATGTAAATGCAAACCATTGTCCACCAAATGAAGTTGTAACGGCAGATGTTTTACCAGCACTATTTGTTTTTCTAGTAGTACCCTTACGTTGTCTTGTACCAGTAAAATCACTTGGGCTATCAGCCATTTCAATTTCTTGAGCTTGTGACAAAATATTCATGCCATTCATCTGCCACAATATTTCTCTATTATATACAGATTGAGTAATTGCTCCTGATGCTAATTTATTCTCAAGCAAATTAGGTGATGCCAAGTATGCATCTCTTTCGGCTAATGTAATTGCTTCTTCTGCATAAGCAAGATTAATCCATTGAGTATGAATAGCATCCATATATGCAGTTTCAATCTCTTTATTAATAGGATCGGTAAAGTTTACCCAAATCTTACCCTTTACTTGACGGCCATCTAAAACATCTCCTGGTTTTATAGCAATAGAGGTTACATAATCCTTATATGGATTATTTACAAGATTTAGCCCTTGACGATACTGGTTAGCAAAAGCTGTAATCGGTGTTCCAGCTTTAACATTTGCTATAGGGGTGGCTAAATAATTATTAGTTCTACCATAATAATGTGTTGATATATAAAATTCATCTCCAACACTTAATCCATTTGGTTTGTATTCGTATCCCTCAAATTGTCTACTTGGACCACCAAAGTTAAGAGTATCATCGTTATTATAAAATGCAGATCTTACGTGTATATTGCATTTCCAATCTGTAATATCTGTAAAAGTATTTAATACTCGTATTCTATTGTTTTTAAAAGTATCATACCACTGTGCAGATGTTCCTACTCCGCCAACCTCTAGGCCTGAAGCTGAGAATGGAACAATAGTAGGGGTATAAACATCTGAATAATAATACCCAGTATCCTCTAAATGAGGAACTGGTTCAATTCTATCTACAATTTTAAGATCAAGGGCTAGCTGAGGATTATTGACCATAAGCGAAATACCTGTATCTACAGCTTCTCTTAATGACTTAATAAAGTCTTCAAATATCTTTGTTTCTCTGATATTAAAATATGGATCTACAATTTCATTCTTGGCAAACGAATCAACCTCGTTTGATTGATCTGGATAGTTCTTGAA